GTAGATCTTTGTAGAAGTATAGTTAGGATTAGATCTAATTGTTATGTTAAAACTCACGAGCTTATAGAGTTTACAAAACATCGTGATTACCCTTTTGAAACAAAAGGTTTTCTTTACTACGTAAATAGTAACGATGGGTTTACAAAATTAGAAGATGGTTCTATTATAGAGAGTGTAGAAAATAGAGCTTTGTTTTTTGATACACACAAGCTACATAATGCTACTACGTGTACAAATACAGATTTAAGAATTAATATAAATATAAATTATGTTTAAGGAAAGGAGGCATTATGCAATATATTTTTAAAGAAGAAGAACTAGAAATTAAATATTCTTGGAAAGAAAGAATGTACATTTTATTTTTTGGAAAAAGTCTTTTAAAAAGAAAATCTATTTTTGAATTTCAAAATGTTTTTGTTAAACTTATAACTGAGTGTTTTATAAGATATTGTCCAAAAGATAAAAAAGGAATGAAATATATTCCAGAGGATCTTAAAACTAATAAAAAATGATTGTTGAAAAATACACCAGGTCAAAAATAGAACAGCCTTATTTTTTTATTAAAGGCCACATAGATAATATTGATTCTGAGTATTTTATTAATGCAATTAATGAAGGAATAAAACATCCAAACAATCTTAGTTATAAATTAAAAGTTCACGGTAAGTTAACTCCTTATGAATGGTTTATGAGAGACCCTAAATTTCAAAAGATTTTTTTTGATATGTTAAATCAATTAAATAATATGAAAGAATTAATTCAACATTCTTGGAACCTACAGTCTGTGTGGGGTGTTAGAGAAGACTTTGGAGATTATACTGAAGAACATAATCACATATCTTCTTTAGGCTCTGGTTGTATTTATTTAAATGATGTTGAAGATCAACCTACAATTTTTCCAGAAATAAAAGAAAGTATTGAACCAAGAAAAGGAGACTTTGTATTATTTAGTCCTTTTTTAAATCATAAATCTAAAAGAATTTATACAGATCAAACTAAATACCTAATAGCTTTTAATTTAAAATTTGCAGGAGAAAATAAATGATAATAACAAAAGACATAAGATCTACTATTGATAGAGATTATTTTTTTATTAAAGGAAATATAGAAATTCCAAACCTGCAGTATTTAATAAATAAAATTGAACAAGGTATAAATGAAAAAAACAATATGAATTATACTATAGAAAAATTAATAGGTAAAATGACACACGATAAATATTTTGTAAATGACCCTGTTTTTTTAGATGTGTTTATTAAAATGTTAAATAAGTTTAATCACTTCAACAAAGAAATACCTTATACTTGGACTTTAAATACAGCTTGGGGTGTTAGACAAGATAAAGGTGATTATACTGATGAACACACTCATGTAAATTCTTTAGGATCTGGAGTATTATATTTAAGTGATGTAGAAGATCATTCAACAGATTTTTCTGATCTTAATGAAAAAGTAGAACAGAAGGTCGGTAACTTTTGTTTTTTTAGTAGTTTTTTATTTCATAATTCTAAAAGAGTTGAAGCAGATAAACCAAAATATTTAATAGCATTTAATTTAGATTACGTATCTTAATGATTAAAGTTTATCAAAATTTTTTACCTCAAGAACAATTTGATGTGTATAAAACAATAATACTAAGTAATGAGTTTCCTTGGTATTTTATAGATCACGTAGCTTACAAAGAGGATACACAAGATTTTCTTTTCTTTCATCTTTTACTTAATGAAGAAAATGTTAAAAGTCCTTTCTATAAACAACTTGTAGATCCTTTAATTAAACAAATTAATTATAAACCTTTTAGAATAAAAGCTAATTTGTATACAAAAAAAGAATTAGAGAGTCCTTCTGGTTTTCATGTTGACGCTGCCAAACCACATAAGGTTGCTTTGTTTTCTGTAAATACGTGTAATGGATATACTTTATTTGAAAATGGGGATAAGGTCCCTTCAATAGAAAATAGCCTTACAGTATTTGATGGATCTATGCCACACGCTAGTGTCCCTCAAACGGATAAAAAGGTTAGAGTAAACGTAAATATAAATTTAGAATGATTATAAATAAAGAAATAAACAGAAGATTTCAAAAAGAATTTTTCTTTGTAAGAGGTAAAATTGATATTGATACAGAATATTTTATCAATAAAATAAAAGACTCTTTTAACTCAGACAATAATTTAATAAATAAAACAGGTGTTATTAATCTAATGACACCTATGGATTATTTTATTAGAGACCCAAAACTACATTCTATAATTAGAGAAATAGCACAACATGTTGATGAATATTATAATTCTAAAAAAACATATTTGGCTGCTTCTTGGGGATTTGAAGTAAGACCCGGAGAGAAAACTAATTTTCATGATCACCACGAAGCAATTTATTCTGGTGTTTTGTACCTAAACACTTGTAATCAAGCTTTATTTTTTCCAGAAATAAATGAATATGTTATGGCAGAAAAAGGTACTTTTGCCGTTTGGAATTCATTTTTAGTTCATGGAACAAAAAATAATCAAGATTCTATTTCTAAAATGGGTATTAGTTTTAACCTAAACGAGTACAAAGAGTGGGTTGAAGACCCCTTACAATCTGATATATTGCCTATAAAATAAGTATAAATAGGTTTTACATGCTACAAAAATTAGGGTTTTTACCAGGATTCAATAAACAAGTTACATCTACCGGAGCTGAATCTCAATGGACAGACGGAGAAAATGTACGTTTTAGATATGGTACACCAGAAAAAATAGGTGGTTGGACACAGTTAGGTGAATCTAAACTTACGGGTGTTGCAAGAGGTTTACATCATTTTGTTAATTCAACATCAACTAAGTTTGCAGCAATAGGAACAAATAGAATTTTATATGTATACTCTGGAGGAGTGTACTACGATATACACCCATTAACAAATCCATCAGGTACAGCTATTACTAGTGCATTTAGTACAACTAACAATGACTCGGCTGTAACAATAACTTTTCCTAGTTCTCACAATTTTCAAGCAGGAGATATAATATTATTTGGTGATGCTTCTACATTTTCAGCTATAACTAATTCTAATTTTGGAGCTGCGGATTTTGCCGATAAAAAATTTATGGTAACAACTGTACCGACTTCTACTACTATTACTATTACGATGCCGAGTGTTGAAACAGGAAGTGGTGCAACTACTTCTGGTGGTATTACTTACTTTCAATATTATCACGTAGGACCTGCAGAACAAGTTGGAGCGTTTGGTTGGGGTGTAGCTTTATGGGGTGGTTCAGTTTTAGGTAGTGCTACAACAACTTTAAATGGAGCGTTAGCTGATGATACCAATGGTAATAATGGATCAGCCACAGAAATAACTTTAAATAGTGTTACAGGTTTTCCCACTTCAGGTACAAATTATGTTCAAGTAGGAAGTGAAGAAATATCTTACACTGGAATTACAGGTTTTAAATTAACAGGTATTACTAGAGCTGTAAGAGGTTCTACCAGGTCATCACACTCTAATGGAGCAACTGTAACTAATACATCTTCTTGGACTGGGTGGGGATCACCTGCAGCTAACACCGATAAAGTAACAGACCCTGGTTTATGGTCATTGGATAATTTAGGTACAACACTTATTGCACTTATACATAACGGAGAATGTTTTGAATGGGATGGTGATGCAACTAATGCAACATCAACAAGAGCTACAATTATATCTGGTGCACCAACAGCGTCACGTGATATGTTGGTATCTACTCCCGATCGTCACTTAGTATTTTTTGGTACAGAAAAAACTATTGGAGATAAAACAACACAAGACGATATGTTTATAAGATTCTCGTCTCAAGAAAATATTAATGACTACACACCTACAGCTGAAAATAGTGCTGGTACACAAAGATTGGCTGACGGATCACGGATCATGGGAGCTAAATTAGGTAGAAATGCTATCTATGTTTGGACTGACACTGCATTATTTACTATGCGTTTTGTTGGTCAACCATTTACATTTGCTTTTGAACAGGTTGGTACTAACTGTGGATTGATTGGTATGAACGCAGCCGTAGAAGTTGATGGTGCTGCGTACTGGATGTCTGACAATGGTTTTTTTAGATACACTGGTAAACTAGAATCTATGGACTGTTTAGTTGAAGACTATGTTTATGATGATCTTAACACTACGTCTAATCAATTAGTATATGCAGGTATTAATAATTTGTTTGGTGAAGTTACTTGGTTTTATCCAACATCTACATCAAATGTTGTTAACAGATCTGTTACTTATAGTTATCTAGACTCTACGGTTAAACGACCTATATGGTTTACTAATGCAAGCACTTTATTTTCTAGAAGCACATGGGAAGATTCAGCAGTATTTGGATTACCTCATGGTACTAAATATAATGCAGGAAATGATACATCATTTGATGTAACTGGAAATACAGATGGTACGACAATTTATTTTGAACATGAAACAGGAGTTAATCAATTAGAAGCTGGAGCAGTTACTACAGCTATACCTGCTAACATTACTTCTGGTGATTATGATATTACACAAAAAGTTATAAGAGGAGCTGCAACTAATATGGCTGACCTTAGAGGTGATGGTGAAAATATTATGAGAGTTAGTAGAATTATACCAGATTTTATTGCTCAACAAGGAAATACAATTGTACAATTAGATCTTAGAAATTATCCAAACGATGCATCAGCAAGTTCATCTTTAGGTCCTTTTACTATTACATCTGGAACGGATAAAGTAAATACAAGAGCTAGAGGTAGGGCTATAGCTCTTACAATATCCAACACTGCAGTAGATACTAGTTGGAAATTAGGTACTTTTAGGTTAGATATACATGCTGGAGGAAGACGATAATGATAGATAAAAGAATGATGTACTCACAAGGTCAGAGAGTTGCTAAATCTTTAGACGGTTCAAGACCCGGATATCGTGGTTCTGATATGGGAACTGTTGGAACTAGAAATAGAGCTGCTAATAAGTCTTCAGGAAATTTAAACACTAGCGGTGCTGATTATGGTGGGGGTAATCAAGGCGGTGGCGGCGATAATGACTATAAAGACATGACTGGTCGACAAATTAGAGACTCGTATAGATCTTTTAAATTAGGTGTAGATCCTGCAAGTAATCCAATTGTAGGACCCGATGGCCCTATGATGCCTTATCAAAAATTTCGAACATATAGACCAGAAGTACCTAATATTCCATTAGGGCCTTTTAGTATTCTTTCAAATCTTATTAATCCAAAAGGTGTCCAACCTTTGCAAATGGGAGCAAATTTTTTAGCATCAGTAAACAGACCTTTTTTTGTAGACAAAGTAGTAAAAGCTGGAAAATATAAAAATTTAAATCCACTTACTGTAGATAAAATGACTAACGAAGAGTTAGAAGCAGCATATAAAGAATACAATAGAGCTAGATTAAATAATGAAATAGATGCTTATGGTAATCCAATAGTAACTTTTGGAAAAGACCAAGGAGACTATAGTGATAGTGGGTTACCTAGTTTAGCTAATTACAATATGCTTAGTAATCTAAATAATCAAAATAATCAAAATGCAAGTGGTTTGTTTAGTTCTAGATTTTTACAAAACCAACCTGATGATATTAGAGAAAATATTGAAGCAAGCATGCAAAATTATTACACAGTATAATGGCAAAAATAGTACAAACATTAACTAGAGCAAGCTCAGAATATGAAGAAGATGTAGCACAGTCTTTAGTTAGAGATTTAGATGCTGTATTAGAAAAATTAAACACAACATTTCAAGAGGAACTTAAACAAGAGATAGAAGCTAGAAGCTTCTTTTTAGATTAATGGCAGTAGTAAACCAATATAAATTTGTAGGAATAGATAACAGTACAAGTGGTAGTGCATTGATACCTTTTGGTTCAGGCAATCCTTTAGTTAATGAAACATATTTAATTAAATCAATATTAGTTACTTCAGCTGGTACACCTAGTGTAACTATTTTAAATAATAGTATTACAGCTATTAAATCTAAAGCTTTAACAGCTAATGAAACTACAGAATTATTAACCCAACCGCTAATAGTAGAAGGTGGAAAAACTTTCACAGTTCAATCAAGCACAACAGACTCGTTTGATGTAGCTATTAGTTATTTAAACATTAAGAAAGAGGTAACAACATAATGACAGATATACCAGTATTAGATGCAAAGGTAGAAACAACGTACAGACACAAGGAAACAGGGGAGCTTTTTAAGGAAAAAAAAGACTGGGAAGCTAAAGGTTATAAGAATGAAGAGATGGCTCAAGACGTAAATGTTATCATGCCACCTCTTGATTTGTTTGCAAAAACAAAGTAAAAGGAGATATTATGCAAGAAAAAATTTCAATGAATGAATCAATAGAAGCTGGAGCACCAGACATTAAATACAATCAAGGTGACATTAGAATGGCTAATCAAGCTATAGGTGGTGGTGAAGGTAAAGAAATTGCGGCAGAAATATGGTCACAAATGGAACCAGAACAAAAAATGCAATTTCA